AGCGGCGGATGAACTCACGTGCGTCTGGGTTACTGCCCTCATTGAGTTTGTGCATCAACTCAGGCTGGCCGATTAGCACGATTGATAGCAGCTTTTTAAAGCCGTCTTCCAGCTCCCAGAATCGTTTCAGGTATTTCATGCACTGGATGGTGATGTCATGAGCCTCTTCAATAATCACCACGTGTTTATTACCTGCCTCTGCGCTGGCTTTTAGCACTTTTTCAACAATACGGGCTTTGCTTTCAAGACTTTGAGGCAGTTTAGATTCTGGCTGTAAGTCTTTAATAATTGCCTCGCAGATGCTGCCAGCATTAAGCCGTGTTTTATCAATCACACGCGGGAAGATAATGACGATCTGCTCTTTATCGCGGTTGATGCGTTCAATCAGGTCACGGCGTAATACACTTTTACCACCGCCAGATTCACCCACTACAGCCAGTAAACCACCATGCTTGGCCGTGGTGTACATAGCCTCGCGGATGTAGCGAATGTCTGGGCTTGTATAAACATCATCAGCGCTATTCACTTCATCTTTGAATGGGTCTTTAAAGATAGCAAAGTGTTTTTTTGCGTTGGGTGAAAGCATTTCAGGTTCTCCGATTGGGTCAATTTCAGGTACTGCACGTGGGTATTGGCCGATGTGTATTCCAGCAGGGTGGCCGTAGCGAAGGTTGTCTGATTCATCAACCTGCCATGCCTGAGCAATATCTGCTTCAGGCACACCCCGACTACGCAAAAAAGCTTCTGTTTGTGTAGTGATGGATTCTTTCGGAGTAGCCTTTGGCCATGTGTCCCAGTTAATCACCTGAGCACCTGCGCTCAGTGACAAAGGCATGCCGCTGGTTTGAATCACCGCTTTGCACCAGTCATTTTGTTTGATGCCAAAGCGCATCAGTATTGCTTTCAGTTTTATCGGCATGTACTGGTATCCTGCTGCGTTAAATGGTAGGCGCGCTAACATGATCGCCTCCTTGTTTTGTGCTAAATATCTTTTTCATTTATACTTACCTCGCTTGTTGTAGTTGAGCGCCTTTGAGCGCCGTTTTATTCGCCCACTGTGTTGACGCACACTGGGCGAAATCTTTTTAGCAATACTTGCCAGATTTTCTGGCTTATCACACTTAACTTGCCCATTTATGGGCTTAGTTAATTGGGGATGACCTTTACGGTTAGTAGTGCTTATCAGTTTGTTCTGCTGTGGCGTTAACCTACCGCCACTAATCGCGGCGCAGTATTAACTTTGCCTTCCAATATATTCATTACTTCTTTAAGTTGATCTTCCATCACGCCATCTGGATAAAGCTCACGTAGCATTTTGTTTTGCTCTGGTGTTACTGGATAACCTAGCATTTGACGCAGGCGCATTTTTGTTTCGATGAGTGATAGCGGTTTGATTTCAACCTGCAGACGATCAGGCACATTTAGGCGCTCGCCTGGTCTATCCATAAATGATGGACCAGAGACATGCGCTAAATGGCTATGGGCATTTAAGCCACCAAATGGTGTATCGCCACGTTGTTTAGCTTTTTCAATTTGAGATTGATTAATCTCAGCATAAGCCTGAGATTCACCTTGTTTAACAGCCACCTCAACAACTGTATCTGGACGGCTGCGGAACTCTTCGCCAATCACAGGCGCATTGGCTGCAAAGCCTGTAAAGCGGTCTACTTCTATCGGCTGCAGCAAGTAGTTAACATCTTCGCCCTGGTAATTAGCAAAAGTGGCAAGTACTTCGTTATGGCCGTAGATCATGGCACTGATTTTTAACTTTGCACCGATGTAAATTCCAGAGATATGAGCAACGTCGTAATATTCACGAAGCTTGCTTACTGGATGTTTGAAGCTGATATGTAACTGTTTATCAACAGGCCGCTCAATCTCATTTCCACTTAATAAAGCTCTGCACAAATCCAGCTCAGGCAGAATACGCAATTGCTCTTTACGAATGGTTTGCCAAATCGCATAACGCGCTTTTGGCTCATCCATATGCTTACGCTTTAGGCGAGAATCATACTGTGGGATGGCGTTTGCGTTGTAAGCGTTAAACCATGCTTCAGCTGCAGCATTTAATTCATCAACATTATTAACTGGCTCATAAGCTAGGCGGCTTTCAAATAAACACTCAATGAGGTTATTAGCATTTTCAACGCTGCCTTTAGCGCGTGGGTTACGAGCTTTGTGTTCAATGGGTTTTACATCAAGCGAGCGAAGCGCATTTTTAATTGCGCCTGCAGTATTGGCACTGCCTTTATCCCATAACAAGATAGTAGGTACACCATGAATTAATGCACCATCTTTTTTATGCCAGGCATACAGTAAAAAATCATAAAGATTAGCTTGCGTTTCGCCTTTTGCTTGATAGTAATGGGTGACAATGCTTGCGCTGTAATGGTCTGTTAAGACATAACGCCAGCATTTAAGCTGAATTTTTGCGATGTTTTCTAATTTGTTTTTATAGAACTCATCATCACGCATCATGTATTGTTTGCCGTCTGGCATGTAGTACAACAGGCATAATGAGGGGTCAACTTGGTGCACGTGGTTTGGGTGCAGTGATTGCATAGATTGAAATGGCGTAGCCTGCTTTAAAGCCTCAAGGTGCATTTGGCGCTGGCGTAATAGCGTGTTTATACGGCTATTAGAAACTGATATGTCACGCTCATTTTGAGAGAGCATCGATACCGCATTTGGCGTTTTCATTGTTGCCTTGCCATTTTTACGGATGCTATGCTTCAACACAAAGCTAATATCATTCAAAACGGTATCTGATACTTTTGTGGCACCTTTATCTGCACGTACTTTACGTTCACTACTCCAGCCAATGTTGGCGAGTTCACGGTAAACTTTGGCTCGGCTCCAGCCAGTACGCTGCATAAAGTCTGCAATTAACTCACCTGATTTACCATGAGCCGTTGCATCTAACGCACGCGCTAATTGGCGCACTTCATCAGTCATCAATAAGTTTGCAGATTCTTTAAGTGCCATGATTATTCAGCCTTACCTTGTGGACCAAATACATCTAGTATTGGGCGCGCTTTTTCTTTATAGCCAATAAATACCGTATCGCAAGCATGTGATATTTCAGCTAATCGACCAGTTAATTGGTCGATTGCATCGTAGTAAACTACGGCCATCATCTCAATCGCAGCATCGCGGTCTTGATCGCCAAAATCTTCGTTTAAAATGACATCGCGCAAAGTATCCAACTGATCTAAACCTTGCATGGTTAAACCCAATACACGCGTATTTTCCATTGATATTTCAAAAGTACGGGGATGCCAGTTGCCAGCTTTATTCGTTAGTTTTTCAATGCGATTTTTTAGTGTGTTTAGCTCCTCATCTTTTTCAGCTACACGGCGGCGGCTAGCTTCAATGGTTTCTTCTAAGTCCTGTACTTTTTTGCTTTCTTCAAATTCTTTTTGACGTAACGTTGTGCGAAGCTCTTTAACGCTCATCGTTGCAAATTTATCTAACGTTAATTCACCTGTCTGCCCTGTTAATGCAAGCTCCTCAATTTGCTCATCATCAAGTATTAGCATTTCAAAAAGCTTCGTTTGATTGCCTATAGCTTTTACAAATGATGCGTTCGACGCAACATTTGAAAATTTACGTGCAGCTTGCATAAATCTAGCGGCTACACTGCGTTCAATACCAAGTACATCTAATCTTGCAATGAAATTGCCATGCTCACAGGTGGCCTTTAGGACAGTTAGGCCACGTCCGACCTCTAGACAGCCTTCAACACTGCGTCTAAGGCTTGCAGCTACATCTCGTTGAATCAAATCTGCATCAATATAATCTGCTGGCAACATATAGCCTATTTGTGAGGCAATCGCACGCACCATTACCTCATGCTGATGCATTTCAGTATCAAGCTGATGTAATGCCTCTGCCAACACTGGCAAGCTTGGTGCTGGCGCATCTTCCATATTGATGATTGTTTCTACTTTTTGACGTGCCATGATTAGTCCTTAAAATTATTAATTTTTTCTAAATAACCAGCCTCAAGTGCTGCTGTTACTGACTCTGCAATTGAGAGGCCTTCCCTAATATGCTCTTCAATAAAGTTTGTTAGCTCCATAATCAATACGACTTCCGCCTCATTTTCATTAACTATTTCATTTGCTAAATTGTTAGAACCTAAAATGTACAAAGTTCTTAATGCACAACCCTGCATTGCTTTGTTTAGAATCTTATTTTCAGCTTCTAAAAAATGATTCATTTAAATCTCCCTTGTGATTCTTGCCATTGATTCTTGAATGCGGCTTTCAGCCTGTTGCAGGTCTCGCATAATCGTGACTGCATGCTGTGCCAGCTTGTGGCTGGCGCGAATACGGCCTGTATCTGTGATGCGTTCAGCAAAGCCTTTGCCTTCCAGCGTATTGATATAGCGGGTAATGTTGCTGGCACTTAAGCCTGTGGCCTTTGTGAGTTCGGTTGGCGTTAAGCCGTTGGTGAAATTTCGCAGCAACACATTCAGTACATCCAGTATCTTCTCGCCGCTTTGGTTGGTAGCTGTTTTAGCCATTACTCAGTTGCTCCTTCAAAATCAAATTCTGGGTGGTCATGCTTTTGCACGTTGGCACGGTGCCATGCGGCAACCTGCATATGCTCGGTGATTGCATTGAGGGTTTCAGCAGCATCTGCTTTGCCATCATAAAAACCAGCAAGCAATGTCATGGTTTGTGAAAAGCTTTTGTGCATTTGCAGCAAGTCGGTATCTTGCATTGCGCGGCCTGAAGGGATTTTTACAGCCAATTTGCCTTGGCTGTGTGCCAGATGATCACTAATGAATGTGCAACCGCAAATGTGCTCATAAGACTGCACCAGTGAAAGATGCATCTTGCCGTTACCTAACCATGCGTAAAGATTATCTGCAGTAATACCCATGCGATCAGCAATGCGCTCAACCGACAGGTTCTTTTTCTCTTTAGCAAAATCTTTGCACAGGCGCATCGCTTCAAGCGTATTGCGAGGTACAACGCGATTCCAATTTCTAGCCATTTTTCTAAATGCCTCCTAACAGCGGTTTAGAAACAAATAGACATTTTTGCGCTATGCAAAGGCTTTGCATTGTTGCAAAATGCATCCATGTTGAATTGATGAGAGATAAGCAATTGAAAAGCGACGAATTCAAAGTGTTAGAGTCACGATTAATGGCAAATGACTTAGTGCTGGAGTCTCTTATAGTGCGTCTGCACGCAAAGGGTATTTTGCCTGCCCATGATGTCATCAAAGATATTGACGAAATTTTGGCGGCACCAACTAGCATTAATGCAGATACGCTTAATTTAAGAACCATGAGGGAGTCTCTAAGCAATTGGAAAATATACATCTTGGAGTTGCTCAAGAAGGTATAAGTCACCCTCATTTAATTTGCGCAGAACGGATGTAATAGGCAGCATGTTGGAACGTGCGAAAGCTCTAAATCGCTCCCACATAGCTGGTGAGTAACTTGATGTTTTCATGCTGCCAAGCTTTCTTGATCTGGATTAATACCAAGCTTTAAGCAGATGTCGCGGCCCACACCATAGTGACCACGACGAACACCGCGAACTACATCTGACACATCGCGATATTTGAAGCCATTTAGTAATGCCCACGATCTAAGGGTGTGCCCTTTTTTACGTAAGGAGTGTTTGATTTGATTTGATTGTGCTTTGCTCATGGTGGTCTCTGCGCTGTTATTGACTGCTAAATAGTGTTAAGTTGTGTTTATTGTAAGTGTAGTTTTTACACTTTGCAAGGGGTTTGTATGAAAATTAATTTAATTAAAGAAATTTGTGATAATTGCTGGTTGACTATGGCTGAGCTGTCTCATATAACAGGGATAAAGCAGCAGCGGCTTAAAGACATATCTTCAGGTCGGGTGGATGGATTTAAGGGTGATGATGTGGCATTGTTGGTGGAAAAATTACACTTAGATGCGCAATGGCTAGCAACTGGTGATGGTTATTTGTTCAAAGAAGGTTGGTCTAGGAACTATCCAACAAGAGGCTCACATGTATGCGATGTGTTGGACAGAATTAGGAGGATTATTAACCCAGAGGCCATACAAATTACTTATGATGAAGTCTTAAATTTACCTGATGGAACAGCTAGTAAATGGATTAAAAAAGGTGCAATTCCTTACTGGTGCATAAAAAAAATATCTGAGCAATACAATGTCTCTTATGATTTTATAGTTTATGGATATGAAGGTGATAAAGTAGAATTTAATAGTTCTTTTCAGCAAGATAATGTACCTGTTGTTTATCCGACAGGCGGTTTAAACTCCAATCATGCGACAAGACAAGTGTTTTTGAGCGAAAGGGAGTTGGCACTGCTCGATGATTTCAGGTCGCTCAGCGACAAGGAAAAGGACGCAGCTGAAACAATGCTTAATGCGGTGGCGAAACATCAGGTGAAGAAAAAAGCATAATTAGCATGCTAGAATAATTTATTATCAATTAAGGGGTGGTCAATGAAAAAACATTTAATGCTAGTTCTGTGTTTAATCGTCTCAGCATGTAGTAGTGGGGAGTCGGGTAAAGTTGATCAGCAAGCTAAAGCAAGTGCTGGGGCAGAAGCTGCGCCTGTAGTTGAGCATTACTACTCTCTGAAAGATGGTTATGAATATGGCTACGAGCAAGGGATTAGTGTAGATCAAGAGAATTCTGGACAGGTGGCACCCACTTTGGCGATGTTTAAATACTCAGGTAAAAAAGACGGTGTTCATCAGGTATACATGAAAAATAACAAATATATGTCTACCGTTGTTGAGTGTGCTGATCCATGTGAGTACATTAAGGTAATGGGGTATATGCGTGGGGAGGGAGCTGTTAGTACAGAGCGCATTAAGGCTGTGCCAGGTAGTTTGGCTTATGGCGTAATTTATGATGCAATCAATGGAAAGCTTGAACAATTTGTTGGTGAGAGAGATGGTAAAAAATATACTTTATGGCTTGGGGAGAAGAAACCCCTCACAACATATTTAGAATAAACCAAATATAAAAGGCTGCTCTCGCAGCCTTTTAAGTTTTAATACGCATTAAAAGAACCCACCCCTTGCCCCCTTCACAATGGGGGCATGTCACCATTCAATCAAAATAAATCTAGCCGTAAAGTTGAAGACCTTATCCCGTTGGTTGGGCATAAGGCGATGCTGCATATCCATGCCTGCAAGCAGGCTGGTATCGACTTACTAATCACTTGCACTTATCGCTCCCCAGCAGATCAGGATGCGCTTTATGCGCAGGGGCGGACAACCCCAGGGCGCATTGTTACCAATGCTAAGGCTGGTAGCAGCACGCATCAATATCGCATTGCTTATGATTGCGTCCCCCTGCGCAATGGCAAGCCTGTATGGGGTACTAGTGGTGATGGTATTGACAATGACCCTACCGATGATGATAAGGATGATTTAGAGCTTTGGCAGCGCGTTGGCCAGATCGGTAAGTCTCTCGGTTTAGAGTGGGCTGGCGACTGGAAAAAGTTTAAAGAATTCCCGCATTTTCAATATACAGGTGGTTTAACGTTAGCTGAATTACGTGCAGGTAAATTGCCCGTATGACTGACCATCAAATGAAATTTTCAGATCTATTCAGAGACGCTGGCACTGGCCAGCTATCTCATACCAAACTTTGGGCAAATATTGCCTATTGTGCTGCCACCCTTGCCTTTTGTTGGATGAGTTACCAAGGCACGGCCACAGGTGAAATATGGTTTATTTATCTTGGTGTGCTTGGTATTCATGGTGCTGCAAGCAAGCTTATTGGTCTTAAATATGGAGCAAAAATATGAGCTGGTTAACTAATTTAATCATGCCAATGTGGGTAAGGGTTTCCATTATCGCGGTGATATTTGCGCTGATCGCTGGTGTGCTGTATGGCATCTATCACGCTGGTGAATTAAATGAGCGTGAGCGTAATGCCAAAGTCGAAAATGAAAAGGTCGCCAAGTATGGTCAGCAGGTTTTAGATCTGCAAACCAAAAACAGAGACCTGGAGCGAGCTAGTGTAATCAAAGTAAATAAATTAACCCTGAATTATGAAAAGAGAATCAATGATGCAAAAAATAAAACTGAGTCTGCTTTGCGTAGTGTGGCTACTGGTGCTCTCAAGTTGCGGATCGCTACCAAAAACAGTGCTAAAACCTGCGGAGATACCACCGCCGAAGCTGGCACCCCTGCCACCGCAGTTACAGAAAGTACAGCCGAACTTTCAACAGAGGCTGCTGGATTTCTTATCAACCTCACCAGCGAGTGTGACGCCACCGTCGAAAAACTGAATTTATGTATTGATATTGCTACCAGTGATCGCAAAGAGATTTTATCAAACGACACTTTAAACAATGAATTGGATGATTGATGGATCAGTTTGATCGCGCCCAAGCTTTAGAGGCTAGCGAGCGCAATGCAATTTTAGAAGATAAGCGTGGCGAAGCTGAAAGGCAATCACGTTTTAGTTTAAGCCATTGCGAAGATTGCGGTGATGAGATTGATCCACGCAGGCTTAAAAGCATTAAAGGTGTGAAGCGTTGCATTACGTGCCAGGAAGATTACGAAAAACAAAAAAAGAGGGGTTTGCGGTGAATGTGATTCAAATAGATTTCTGGCAATTGGTAGGCATGGCTGGCGCTGTAATTGCTGCGTTGTTTGCTGCAAGCTGGGCATTAATCAATGTAATCGTTAAGCAGTTCACCCAACGATTAGATGAGCGGTTTCATGGGCAGGATGAACTGAGATCACAGCGAGAAAAAGTGTTGGATGAGCGGTTCAAGGCTTTGGAGGGAGCCATCAAGTCTGAGGGCGATGGCTGGCGCACGGTTGAGCGTGAGCTGCTAGAACTGAAGGCAGCTCTACCAATTGAATATATGCGTCGTGAGGATGGAATTAGGCAAGAGGTTGTTATCCATAGCAAGCTTGATGCATTAGCTTCAAGGCAAGAAGATTTGCGCGAGGCCCTATCTAAAAAAATTGACGCACTACATGGGGGAATGAGATGAGTTTGATTGATATTGAAAAACATAAGCGCGAAGGTTTGCGCTGGTTGATTTTAGAGACGCTTAACTCTGCGCGTCCGATTGGGGCAAATGAAGGATTGATTATTAATGTAGCCAATGAAATTCAAGGGCAAGTAACGCATCTTGAGTTACGCCGCGAATTAGATTACCTAGCAGATCGTAAGCTGGTTGAGGTGACAGGTAAAGGTTCGCCTGTGTGGCATGCAGAATTAACCAGGCATGGTGTGGATGTTGTGGAGTACACGGTTGATTGTGATCCTGGCATCGCTCGCCCACGGAAGTATTGGTAATGGCTAAACGCAGCGTAGTAGAAATGTTGCCAAAAGAAGTGAAGGCGTGGCTGGATAAAGCCTTAGCCGATGGCAATTTTAGCGGATATGTACTGCTTGAATCTGAATTAAAAGAGCGTGGGTTCAATATCGGAAAAAGTTCAATCCACCGTTATGGCCAGAAACTTGAGGACAAATTAAGCGCGATTAAAGCTAGTACGCAAGCTGCGATTGCCATTCAAGAGGCCGCACCTGATGATGCGGACTTACTTAATCAATCAGTCATGCAAATGGTACAAACAGAAGTGTTTAACTCATTGGTTGCATTACAAGAGGCGGGCGCTGAAGAAAATCCAGCACTCCGATTAAAGTTGATGACGGGCGCTGCCAAAGGAATTGCTGAACTCAGCCGTGCAAGTATTGGCATTAAAAAGCACAAGCTTGAAGTGCAAGAAAAAGCCAAAACCGCCGCACAAGTCATTGGTGAAAAAGCCCGTAAAGGCGGGTTGACTGAAGATGCAATCCGAGAAATTGAGGAGCAGATCCTTGGCATTGCCCGTTAAACATTCAGGCTATTTTCTACCGTACCAGGTGAAGTGGATTAATGATCCGTCACGCTTCAAAATTGTAGAGAAATCACGCCGCGTGGGGATGACCTACGCCCAAAGCTATGAAGACGTGCGTGACGCCGCCAAAGTGGATGGCATGGATGTTTGGTTTTCATCTGCCGATGAATCAGCAGCTGCAGAATATATTTTGTATTGCCAGCAATGGGCAAAACTATTTGATGCTGCAGCCGAGTACTTGGGTGAAGTAGTCATCGATTCTGATAAAGACATCAAAGCGCTATCAATCAAATTTTCTAGTGGTAAGCGTATCCACGCGCTTTCAAGTAACCCTAAAGCATTCCGTTCAAAAGGCGGCAAGTTGGTGCTGGATGAGTTTGCATTCCATAAGCAACCTGAAGAGATGTGGAAAGCAGCTATTCCGATTATCACTTGGGGTTTTCCAGTGCGAGTACTTTCAACCTACAACGGCCA